CTTTTTGCCTTAATCTTGCCATAGTTGTACACCTCTGACGCAGTTTAGACCAAAGTTCGACACCTTTGCGACACCCTGCCGACACCCTGCCGACACCCATTCGATACTTCAAACTCCTGGATATTTTACTTGATAATCCTATAAATAGGGCAGTATTCATTACCTATAATACTTGTCTGTTTGTCTTATTTTCGTCATAATGTAGACTCATTACTGCCAACTTGTCTTCAGCTTCAGCTATTTTCATTAACAGTTTATCTACCTCCCCTGTAATATCAGGGTGTTCTGGTATTACTAGCTCATGCTCACTATAACATTTTATTTTATATTTAGCGTCTTCTATTTCAGCTTCGTACCTCTTCATTAGAACTGTTCTAATCTGATTATTCATCTTTATCCTCCTTCATAATTATTTTACCATTTTGATCCATATACATTATCCATGATTTTTTACCGTCAAAGTAATAACCATGTAATTCTAGTTTACGCGCCATTAAAAAAATCCTCCGGGTTCATTGGTGTTGTTCTTTCTTTCTCATCATGTATTAATTCATGATACATATCCAAACGTTTAAGAAATTTATGCTTCCACTTACGAAGTTCTGCTCCTTCAACTTTGAATTCTTGATAATATAAATCAGGAGTACAAATCATTATAACACCCTGTTTTATTTGACTATTATGCACGTAGTCATGTGCCATACAATACGCAGCAATCTGCATAAAGTAATCTTCAATCCAATCTTCTCTCTTTGGTCTATTTGATTGTTTAAAATCTACAACAGTATCTTTGCCATTATGCTTACAAACCAAGTCAGTAGACCCAGCGTATAGCCCAGGATAATACAATGTAACTTCCGAGCCGTAATACTCTTCAACCGGTGTAAGACCGATCTCAATAACTTTGTCGGCCATGGCTTTCGCCTTCTGTCCGAGCTCTGTAAGATCATCGTACCCAGTTCCGAGAACATAGTGTTCGAGAAATTTGTGCATGGCTGTGCCCCGCCTACTAGATAGATTCTTGATTCGCTCTGCTTCTTGTTCTCCAACTTTAGCCGTCCAGTCTTTTAAAAATTGTTTATCTTTGGTGGCCCCTAATATCGTAGTCACAGAAGGAAGTCTAGTACCATTTACATCATAGAGCCGTGTTCCATGGTCCTCGATCCTTGAGGCATCGACATAGGTATACTTATCATTACGCTTGATTTTTCGACCAATATTCTCGTATTCCAACAGATCTTTATCTTCCATCATGATTCTTATACTCTTGTAAACTAACAACTTTTTTCTTTTTATCTAACTCTTTATCCATCTGCCAATGCTGATAGAAATGTTTAAAGAAACTTATTGCTTGTTCTTTTGCCTGTTCTGCTAATTTAATTTGTTTACCCCAATAAAGAGTACGTTCCACATTATTTTTTCTTCTTAATTTATTTAACATATCTATGGATATTTCTTCTTGGGCTTTTTTAAGTTCTTTAGGATCAGTAAACTCACAGAGTAAATTAGTATTATTATTTGTTTTTTTTACTAATGTGTAATAGCTAGCAATATTTTGATTAAGAGGTTTTAATTTACAAATTATATAAGCTTCCCAATATCTTCTTCTTTTAACATCACTTGGTGCATGAATTAATCTAACAAAATCCCAATCACCTAATTTAAATTCATCTCTAAAAGGACGACCATTTTTACAATCTCCTGTTTCACCTATATATAAAATTTTTCCTTTGTTATATCTTATATAAATCATAGGTTCTTTACCTTTGTTTGGAATAAGACATCTCTTCATTTATTTTTATCTTCCATCATACTTTTAATTTCATATTACCCGATACAGTTATTCTATATCCATCGCTCGTGTAAAATGGATATACTATGTGTGCTTGTCTTGCCGGAAACATAAACATCTTACCTTCAAAACTTTTATCTACATTAATTAAAGTAGACTCTAAACCACCATTAGCTCTATTATTTACAAACGCTAACCTCGATGTATGGATCTGTTGTTCTCTATCTTCACAATTTAAACCACTAAAATATTTATCTTCTTCTTTTAAATCGTAAGGAATATTTATAAATATAATAAAAGAAAACACACCAGAATGGTCATGTAATGGATTAAACTCATGTTTTTTTTGATAATTTACCCAAAGACTATCTAAATACCAAGGTCTCCCCTCCGATAGTACATCAAAACCTTTTAAATACTTTTCAAACCAAGGATGAGCGATAGATTGTATAAGAAATGATTCAACCTCTGGTACAATTTCTTTTATTATATACTCTTCTTTAATGTGTCCAATTAATTTATCTTGATTACCTATGTTATCTTTTTTAGCTTTTATTACTGCTTTTTTTATCCATTCAAAATGTTGTTTAGGTAATGCAAAATTAGCAATACCAATTCCAGGTAATATTTTATTTTGTAGAGTTTTTTCCCATTCAGACATAATTATTTTTTCTCCTTCCCTGCTAAATACTTTGGTGCAAATCTGTGAATGTTATTAATAGGTGCTGTGTCATGAAAATTACCACTAACCGAGATCCGTGTGCAGTCAGACTTGTAGGGTGCAACCCAATGTTTGAGCCACGCAGGAAAGATAAACATATCTCCTTCTTCCGGAAAGAAAGACATATAAGTTATCGCGTCTCTTGGTCCATTACCATAGATAAATTGTATACCACCAGGACCACAGGACTTACCTTTGTATGTTGCATGTTCTGCTTTTAGTTCATCAGGTATACCAAGATAGATTACAAAACTTAACTTACCGTCGTGATCATGTGGTGGGTTGAAGTCATTAGGTTTTTGATAATTTATCCAAAGAGCTGACATCACATACTCTGGCATCTTATCGTATGGTTTGTTAACAAATTTTTGATACGCTTGATCGTACACTCCAATGTATTGTGATAGTGTGGGTAATATCTTTTTCTTTGCTTGATCTCCATAACCAACTTCTTTGTCTAGGATTCCTGCTAGTTTAGTTGTGTAATCTTCAGTACACTTCTTACCTTCATCTAATAATAATTTTTTAAACTCTTCTTTTATTTTTAATCTAACAACACAAGGTCCCCAATTTAATATTGCTATCGGTATTTGTTCAGTCATAATTTTCTTTTCAACTCCTCTAGATATTCAAAGTTTTCTTGACGTCTTACTAACTCCTCCATGTCTTTACTTTGTTTAGTTCGAAGTATCTTTGCATGTTTACGCCATGCCCAGGAATTTATCTGTCCTGACCATTTCATAATAAAATGCAATCCTTCGTATATGTATTTATCGAACATTCTTTTTTACCTCTCTATATTCTTCTAAACTAATAACATTATCTTTAAATGCTTTTTGTGTATAGTGTTCTATAATCTGTTGAATCTTTGGTAACTTTGTGTGAGACCAAGGCCAAATCATACAGCACACATAATACGCATCTCTAAATGTACATCGCCATTTGTATTGCATCAAGTATTTTGTGCCGTCTTTACGTAGACCTTTTCTTGGTTTTTTAACAACTGTACCACAGCCAACTATTTCGTGGACCCAACGAATAACAGATTGATCAGTCATCGTTATTTCCATGCTTATACGTTGTGACATAGAAGTTCTATACCCTTTACCTTTGTGTTTCTTTTTCTTTTCAAGTCGTCTAGCAAAATAGATACTACCCTCACCATCAAAAAGTCCTGCAATGTATGCTTTGTCTGTATCTGGAATCATCAAACGCCCGCTTTCCGTGCACGTACTAACGGGTCGCCAAAGGCTCGAATACTCGGGGTATGTTTTACGAATCCCAATATGTAACCTCCAGAGGTGTTTAGCGCGTAGCATTTTTTTTCACCTGGAGCTCGTCCTTTTCTACCTGTAAAATTTTTATTTAGCATCATATTAAAAATAATTAAAGTTAATTACTATTCTTCTATCTTGATCTGTGCAAAGAGAACTAGAGTGTAATTCATGTGGATTAAAAAAAACAACTCTGTTTTCTTTTGGCATAACTTTTTTATTTCCAAAATGTGTTTCACCATTATTTGTATTAATGTAAAACAAACAACCTTTGTGAGGAAAATCAAAATCAGTGTGTGCTCTGTTTTTTCTTTTTTTATTTATATTCATATACATACTACCTTTAATTCTTAACAAAGCTTTGCAATCAATTTTTTTTAAAAAATTTTCCCATAAATTAAAAAAACTACTACCTGGTGTATTGTTATTAAAAAACACATGTGTAAAATAATAATAACCTAAAGGGTCCTTATCATCTGTAATAGAATCATTAAAGTAAAATGGAAAACCACTACCACAAATAATATCTTTAATATTTTTAAATTCTTTTTTGTCTAAAAAATTATCTACTATTTTTATCATTTGTAAACACCCACTTAACTATTGATGTTGTTGGATCAATCCCATCAAATTTTAAATCTTTAATGCACGCTGTCAGAAGTACCATCATCAATCCAACCCATATCATTGACTTCATAGAATTCCCCTTCCGAGTCACAGTCCCAGCACTGATGTACCTGGTCTTTTCCCTCTGTTGCTACTTTTAAATATCCATTGCCTTTACAAGTTGGGCAGATAGTTATTGTAACTTTAGCTTTTTTTAATTTTTCCATTTAATTTCTTTGCTTTCTCGTTTGCTATTGATTCAATCGTCTTTGCTATAGATAACTTTGCATCGGGCAATAATACCTTTGATAACTTATCTAAAGTAGCGTATGTTTCTTTTGTTAGAGAAACATTTTTATACTTTGTCATGTCTGTCATGCGTTTCCTTTCATATTTAATAACCCATATATAGGTGATATTATAGGATTGTCAATGAAAATATTATTAACTTTATTAATTTGTTCACAAGTTGCAGGTACTTGTCTGGAGCCATACGAATGGCCTGAACGATTTAACACACAATACGATTGCCTTATGTTTGGTTATGAAGAATCATTAAAAAAAATGAAAGAAATAGGTCGTACAGATGTTAATCAATATAATATGTTTGTTAAGTTTTATTGCACACCAGAAAAACCTAGCATTTGACATTGTGGCAGGATTGTGGTAGAGAAAATTAATTTCTCACCATTACCTACCCTTATTTTTTCCCTCTTTAGGGTAGGTCTATCTACAGATACATCCTTGTAGACTACCACTACCATCATTCATAATGTGTAGGTTTAACGTATCAACGTAGCCTGTTAGTTTTAGTCTTAATATTTCGCACAGATCCATGCAATCGACTTCGCCCAATAATGAGATATTCTCCATTATTGTTTTTGTGACAGGAACTAATTGATACAGTCCGTCGTTTAAAATAATCAGCTCCATCTGCAAACTCCTTTACTAATTTATACCAAAGATCTTTATAATATGGATCTTTAGTTTTATTATATTTTATTGCCGCTTCGTCTATTTTTTTTTGTGTCGTCATTTATTCTTGTCCCATAATTTAAAATAGCTTTCAATCCAGGTGCTTTGATATTTATATCAACCCCATAAGATTTCCATGCTTGTTTCATTAAGTTTAACTCCAATAACAGACTAGACCATTGTCCTTGTGCTGCACCATCTACTTTTATTGTTATCACTTTGTCTTTCATTTTTCCTTTCCGAAGAGCTCGAAGTCCTTCTAATTTATAATGATTAGTCATTAGAAATTTCCTGATTGATATTCAAAACTATTTCCAACTTTACCTTTTAACATTACATTAAAAGCAATACTAATTCTATAATCGTTAGATTGATTTACAGGAACATGATGTGATAAAAAAGAAGGAAACAATATAATTCTGTTTTCAACAGATGGGTAATGCCAGTTTTGAGAATTGTTAAGTTGAAAGTTAGTTATTTCAGGCTCAATAATATGTGCTTGTGGTCTAGGGTCAGCAAAAATAATGTCTGAACTTACATCTGATTTTAAATAATAAACACCACTTAAAACATTATTTGAATGTATGTGTGGTCGGTGAAAACCATTTGGAGGATTTATAGTTGCCCACATATCAGTAATTTCATAATTTGAATATACCCAATTCATTTCATCTAAATATGTTTTTGAAACAATTTTTATCTTTTTTGTTAGTTCTTCAAACTTAATATGCTTATAGAGATCAGGTAAAGACTGCCAAGTTTGACTTGTATCAACACCACTGTTATCATTTTGATCTTTCATGGTAGTAACATATTCAGGTTTCATTACATTTTTTTTAAGAAACTTTAACATAACGTCAATTTCTTTAGGTTTTAATACATCATCGTAAATATGAATGGTTGTAGGAAATAATAAATCTCTAATAAATTGCATTTTAAATCTCCATTAAATTAAAACTTAAACCGTACCTAAAATCATCACACAAATTTCTATTATTGTAATGGTCTAAATAACTAGAAAACAACGCAAAATTACCTTTTTTAGATTCTAATTTTTGATTTATCTGTGGAAAATATAAAGTTTGACTATGATTATTTAATGCAATTGCTCCAGAAAGAGTTGATGGTCGATGTTGATGTCTAACAGTATGGTTAGAAAATCCTTGTCGAAAACCCCATGATGAATTTAATCCATATTTTTGTTTGTCACTTAAACTATGTTTTTCAATCAAATCAAACAAAGGAAATATTAATTTATAAAACTCTTTGTCCTCATTAAAATAATGATAATTTGTCATTGGACTTATTAAATTTGTTACATAATTTTCAGCATTTTCTGCTGCAATACCCTCTTCAATTTTTTTAATAAAATAATCAACAGGGACATCCATTTTGCCAGTAACAAATACACAAGGTCTTTCCATTGTGCTTTTTATGAGCTGTTCTACTTTCATATTTGTAATGTAGGATGTTTATGGATTTTTGTCAATTATTTAATAAATATAATTTGATTTTTTCTAAAATTATTTTTAAATTTGTTATTATCATAAGCCATGCCATGATAAATATTAGCCTTAAATATTACCAATCTGTTGTATGCAGATTTTATATTATATAATAGGTTGTATTTATTTTTATTTTGCCAAGGATTTGTGTGTTCTGAACCTTCATTATCTAATAATTTTTCATACAAATTAGTTCCATCACAGGTTGATTTATTAAAATAAATTATGCAGTTATATAAACAATGATTGTCAGTATGTGGCCACCAAAAATTTTTTATATACTCATCTTTTAAATTATAAAATTTAATATAATTGGTGGTAATTAATTTATAAGCTTTTGAATAATCTCTATTTAATAACTCATATAAAATTTTTTCAGTTTTAATAAAATTTTTAACATGTGAAATATTGTGTCTACAATCTAAAAAATCAATTGTGTTTAAAGAGTTAGGTGTATCCCATTTATGTATAAATGGTTGAAACTTTTTAAGAAAGTTTTCTACTTCTTCAGGATATTTATAAAAATTGTCTATTTGGTAGTGGTATTTATTTTCAATTATATCTGTATTATTTATCTCAAAAGGATTCACTTACCTCCGTTTTTTTTGTTGACGTTTCTCGTGTTTATTTCTAGATTTCTTGTGACGTCCAGGCCGTTTTTTAGGCTTATCACGAGGCGCTGTAGAGATACCAAATTTACTTTTCTTTGCCATTGAAGTATTTTTCTATTTCTGTAGTTAAAGTAGTTGAAGATATGTGAGGTATATAACTTATCTTTCCATTTATGTGTTGTTGTAAATCAGATCCACATGTCATACATCTATACATTTCAGGGGTTAAACCTACTAACATAGTGTACTCTTCACATGTTGGACATCTACCATTAACTATTTCCGCCTGTATTTTCATTAGTCTAGTATTAGCTTTTTTATCGATAAAGATCCATCAATATTTTGCTCTAATTCTGCCATAGATTTTATGCACTGGTACTTAACTTTACTATCAAGTTTTAACTGACGTTTAGCTACACGTGACCCCTTCAAACATTCAGACATTGAAGTCTGGATACGGGCTTCCTTGATCTCTCCGTTGATTATCATCAATAGGGCTACCACTAACTCTGTCATTAATAGTTCTTTCCATTTTCTCTTACTTTATCTTTTAATCCTTCGATATCAGCTAGTGCTTTATCTAATTGTTCTCTTAAAAATTCTATGTTAACTTTGTTAGTCATATTCATCTCTTGAGTTTGTTCCATTTTCTCTACGGTCTTATAAAGATCCTCGATTAAAAAATGTTGCTCCTGGTCCGTGGGCACTTGCTCACTTTTCTTTAACAAATCATTTTCAAACAACTCACGTGATGTCTCTAACGATACTAATCTCGCCGTAAGCTCGGTAAAAGCGAACACGCCAGCCCCGACAATAATTATAAGGCTAGCAACCGTCTTCATAGGCATCTGCACGGCAGCGGATTCTGATATGTTTAAAGGTTTACTCATTTTTTGGTTTTGGCAATGGTAATATTATATTTTCATCTGTCAAGTATTTCGGTATTTTTAGCTTCTTTTTACTGGGTTTTATGAATTTATCCCCCATTAAATTAACGTCTGGGTTTTCTTTTTTATACTCATCTTTCATATCATCCCACAGACTTTGTGAGTCAACCGGTCTAGTATTATCTCTTGCAGGAGCTACACCTCTACATTTAGATACCAATAAATCAAAATTAGAATTAAGTGCTAGACTAGGATTGCTGTTAACTCTACCACACATCTTCATTAGCTCTAATTGTTGTTTGATTGCTACATTTTCTTTTGAAGTCTTACAGTCTGTACCTAAATATTTTCTATACGTTATACTAAAGTTTTCATTTTCATGTGAGCTACTTTCGCTGTAATTATAATCTGTATCTCTTCTTTCAATACGAAAGTCTAATTCACCACATCGTACACCATACTCGTTAAGATATTCGTTTTTAGGATATGCAGGCTCTACAAACAAAGCTAATATTGTAAGAGCCAAGATAAGTAAACCTGTAAAATAATAATTCATCTTGAGAACCTCCATACATTACCTGTTTAAATCCTTAATATCATAGTCGTGTTCTCTAACTTGATCTGCTAATTGTCTGTATAAATTTTCTGCCATTTGCCACGTAGACTCTGCAGAAGTTAGTCTTGTGTTTTGATCTACAATTTTATCTTCAGCAACTTTTAAATTTCTTTTAAGATCTACTATTTCTTGTTGATTAGAATTAATTGTGTCTGTTAGACCAACAATATATTTAACGCCAGTAAATGTACCGACTAGCACTGAAGCTACTACGGGTACTAATACAAAATTTTTTTTTAATAAATCTGCTAAATTCATTTTTTCTTCTCCTCAATTTCATAGAAGAACTTATCCGTGTCTTCTGTACGCCATGCTCTACTATCTTCTACATTCCATTCAGACGTTTGCACTTTCCAGTCAGGTATATTATCCTTTACAGTAAAAGAAGGTATATCCCATATACATCTATTGTTTGGTTGTGCTGCATAATTACCATCGTCTAATGCAATTATGTGAGCGCACTTATGTTCGTGCGGAATCTCTGAATGATCAGTGTCGAGTATATTACTCTCTGGGTGTGCAAAATCAACAGTAAATAAATATTTACCTGCGTGCCATTTCTTATCTTTGCCTATGTATTTTCCAGCTTGTCCGTCTAGGATATCCCAAGAATGCACAGAAGGATAATAAGAGAAACAATTCCAAAGCTGTAGTTCATCAAGTCTTCTGGCTGGTACGTCTTTGACTTTGAAACCACGTTGAATAAACGCGCTAATTGGGAGGCGATAAAAGATTGCGCCGTTTTCCATAATAGCGTGCCATAAGATGCTGCGACCTGTAAGAGCGCTAATACCAAAGATAACACAGTCTTCAACTTCTCCATGATGTTTTTGTAAGTCATATAAATACTCCTTTTTTATTTGTGCATATACTACAGGAATGTTTGCATTTAAGTAAGCCATAAATTAACCTCATTTTATTGTACCCCAATTTGGTCCAGATTCAAAGTCTACTTTGTTCTTAACTTCAAGAGGTATTGTTTCTTGCATAATTTTTCTTATTTCTTCTGGTCCTTGGTCCGTGATCGAAATACAAAGCTCATCGTGTATTTGTATGTGGGGCACTATACCTTTTTTATGTAAATCTACCATGGCCTTCTTTGTCATATCTGCAGCGGACCCTTGTATCAATCTATTAAGAGCCTTGTAAGTAAATGCAGGTGTGTAGTATCTATCAAAATAATCCATGTAGTTAGGATCTATTTTATTTTCTTTAAACTTCTCTATCATTTCAGCTTTGAAAGCTTCTCTTGCTTGCTCTTCTGTATACAAAGGTACTTCATTAAATCTATTTATTTCAGGATTCCATTCTTTGTTTGTTGTCTCCCATTTATTGAACCTGCAGAATCTATCGTGCAAAGTAAATAATAATTTATTCTCTTTTGCAAATTGTATTAATTCTTGTGATAGCTGTCTTACAAAAGGCACACGTCCATGATACTCATTAAATAATGCTTTTGCTTTGGCTTGATCTAGTCCTAATTCCTTCTGTAATTTTATCTTACCCATACCATAGAAAAGACCTAGGTTAATTGTTTTTGCCTGTTTCCTGGAGATATTAGCCATGTCAGCGACTATCTGATGAAAATCCGCATCGTCCTTGTCAAATTCTTCTTGGAGCGTCTCCGTGCCTGGGAGACCTAATTTAATTGCATAGTGTACTACAATACGTGGCTCCTGTTGTGAGTAGTCAAAGCTACCCCATTTACAGCCTTCTTCAGGTATAAATAGTTCTCTCATCTTTTTACCTATATATCCTTTAGATGGTATCTGCTGTAAGTTTGGATTAGACATACTAAATCGACCAGTCACGGTCCCACCTGCATCTGATCTAATCTGATTTATATCTGCATGTATTCTCTCTTCGTGTACATAATCTAACAAACCATTTACAAAAGTATTAACTGCTTTGTCATACTCTCTTGCTTTTGCAATCATACGTAAACATTTATTATTGTGTGTTTTTAAATAATCTTTTGGTAGTTGTGGCATCTTTGATTTTGGTGTGACCTTGTAATCTTTGATACAAAGATGATCTAATAATTTTTTAATTGATGCTGCAGCCCAGATGTCAACTTTTATTGTTGTAATACTTTCTATTGCATTTACAATTTGATCTCTACGTTTTTTAAGATGTCTGCCAAACGTAATAGCTTTTGCGACATCTATTCTAACGCCTTTGAATTTCATGTCAACTAAACATAAAAATAATTCTGTTTCTAATTCAAATATTTGTCTACAAGTTTTTTGTTCTCCATCTTCTTTAGTGTATAATACTTCGTCTATTTTTTTATTAAATAGATTCCATAATTTATAAGTTAAGTTTACATCTTGTTTTGCATATTCTTTTACAATTGATGCAGGTAGTTTATGCATGTTAGTCATTGGGTCCTTAACCGTACCGCCAGACCATTCTAAAGTTTTTTGTTGTAGATCGTATTTGTATTTTTCTTCGTTAAGATAATCTTTTGATAATGCATCGAGTGAATATTTAAACCTGTTTTCATCAATAACTGATGCAGCTATCATAGTGTCAACTATTCTACCTTTCATCATCTTACCAGTTATAGCTCTTATCCAACAAACATCATACATTGCATTGTGAAATACTTTTGTAATATTTTCATTTTGAAATATTTTATCATTTAATACTTCCCATATTTTATCTATTCTTTCAGGATCTATGTCAGTATCTGAATGACGTAAAGGAAAGTATGATGTATCTTTGCCTGTTGCAATAGCAATACCGCAGATAAAACCATCTTTACGTATTGCACCTAACCCTTTTGTTTTAAGATTAGGATCATAGGTTTCTATGTCAACTGCAACTGTATCTATACCATTTAGATCTAAATCTTCTGGTGTATTACACATTATAATCTCTCTCCATAATCATTTCTATAAAATGTATTGCTTTCAATAAATCTTGTTTCTTTCCCTTGTCACGATGTCTAATAATATATTTTATAGCACAACCTTCAGGATATAGCAATTCATTCTCTACTACAAACTTACTGGGTTGAATTTTATATTTTTGATAGTGACTTCCGCCGTGCTGTTTGTCCCAAACATTTTTCTTTTTCATCTTACTCCTAACGTGTATTTATCTTGTGATGCTATTGTCCAACAGTCAAATCTACCTCGACTGTATGCTACGTATTTTAATCTTAACTGACTAAAATAATCTTCTGGTCTAAATCTTGACTCATCAACAATGACGTTATCAAAAGTCAAACCTTTTACTGTGTGTATGTTCGCGTATTTAACTCTGATGTCTCCATCTAAATCGCAACCGTTTTGTAATATTTTTTTAATATACAAAATTCTATCGGGGTCTGTTTGAGTTCTTATTAATGCAAAGTCTCTTTGGTATGTAGAATTTTCTTTTAAATATTTGTGATGTATTAAATAATGTATTGTGTATTCTCTATCTACCCATTCTTCAAAAGTTTCATCTCCTCTTCCGTGCACTATAACTTTACTACCCATATAACTCCAAAAATCTTTTATTTGTTTTAATGGCATGGGTTTACCTTTTGCAAACTTTGGCCAAAGTTCATGACATCTTAATTCTTTTTTTGGTACGTGGGCCGTATTTCCTACATGCGCAAACTCTATACCATGTTGTTTTAAAAATTTTTTAACCCATGAATCAGATGGCTTTTGTCTATATGTAAATAAAAAAGTTTGGTCGGTGTTTTTTATCTTTTCTAATAGTTTATTTGTTGCACTACATTTATTAATTAAATTAGGTAAGTGATAATGATTACCTACTATGTGAGTTGCCTTCCATATTCTGTGAGTTTCGTAACGGTCCCAGATAGGTTTTATAATTCTTTTACATAAGGCATTTATAGTCCTACTACACCTGTGCCCTTGCTCTAGTTCTTTTGCACCTTGTGATAATTTATAAAATTCATCTGCATCTGCACCTGCCCATTCAAATATAGTTTGATCAGGATCACCTACAAACCAATATTCTTGTGCATTGGTTGCAATCTTATCTAATGCTATCTTCTGTGTTTTGTTACTATCTTGTGCTTCATCTACTATTAAAGCATCTATATTTGGTTCGACTGCTTTGTCTATAAATCTTTTTATCATGTCGTGAAAATCTAATTTACCATTTTGTTTGTTATATCTTTCTACAACCGGCACCATATTTTCTATATCAGTTATAGAATAACCATTGTATTTTTTATCAGATTTTTTCCAATGTTCTTTTAAAGATCTGTTAAACCCATATGCTTCTCTAACAAATTTAAAATATCCGTGTTCTCTATTATCAAACTGTGACTGTGTAACTTTATGTCTTTGAAATACAGAATCTATTCTACATAGATTTTTATAATCATCGTAGTCAAGAACTTGTTCTCCAATAGTTGCTTTGTTTTTACAATAGTGATGTATTGTACAAATATTATGTTCTAATGCTTTTTTAGTAACACCCTGCATCTCTGGTAATTTTAAAATTTCATCTTTTATTTCATCTGCTGCAACATTAGTGTGAGATAAAATTATAATTTTTTTGTAGTTAAATTTTTTTAACAACTCTGTATATTTACTTGTAATAAATGTAGAGGTCTTACCTGTACCTGGAGGACCCACCATAAACTGAAGCTTACTCATTAGTAATCTCCTTGTATTCTCCCTCAACAATTAAATCTTCAACATCTACTGTTTGATTTATCATACGCCATGATACACAAGATCTACCATCAAACTTACCGTGATTCTTTTTTGCTTTAAGTATACTTTGACATTTTATAACTAAATCTACTCTTGGTAAATTTACTTTCTGTCTGTGTAAATAATCTTCAAACTTATCTAAATTAAATTCTAATATATTTTTACCCATGTTAAAATAAGGTAGACCAAAGTTTGCTAGTTCTTTTTTATTTGTATATGCTTTTTCTTCTGAAATATAATTTTTAAAATGTTTTACAAATCTTAAATCTTCTTCTGCATCTTCAACATAATCTTTTGATTTCTCTCTTGCTTCATATTTTCTACGCATAATCTCTTCAAAGTCCGAGGCTTTCATTTCTGGAATCCAAACAGATGCTTTGCTAATTACAGCATCATAAAATAATTTTTTATTACGGAGTGTAGGACCGTCAACTGTAATAGTTTTTTCAACGGCCTCACCCTGCACTACAGCATTTATTTTTACAAAATACCTATCACTGCCATATTCTATTATCTGTCCAATAGATTGTTTTGCTTCTTCGCTTGTAGCTTCTTGTACACCAATCCAACTAAATAATGTTGCTATTGTTTTTGTAGAGCACCCAATGATCTCTGCAAGTTTTGGCATACCAAATTTTCTGTTTGCTTTTTTGTGTGTCGTTCCTTTTTTCTTTCTTTTTTCTGCCTCCTCGTCTTTTGCTGCAACAGCAATTTTGTAAACAAAATCATCTATGTCATCTACATTCCACTCTGTATGTTTTAATAATACACCTGCCATGGCAGTACAATAATCATCTCTCTGTCCTGATCCTGCATATGTAATACAAAGAGCTGCAGCCAAAGCAATCTTACCAAGATCAACTTTAATATTACCTGGGTATTCATCAATACCTTCATACTTGACCCACTTAACAACCTCATTTGTTGTATGATATTTTGTTTCTGGAACTAATGTATATTTATTTGCGCCATGTCTTATCTCGCAAAGAGTTGCACCATGACCATAGTCTTTGTAATAATTTTCTAATTCTTTTGGTAGTGCAAATTTTTTATAATCTGATGTACCAGACCAAAGATAATGACTTGATGGATTATTTCTTCTACCAAATATTGCACCACATGATTTTATGTGATCACTTGTAAATCTTTTAACAACAGGATTGTCGATATCAAAATCTATATATTGATCTAATCGAAGTCCTATTTGTTTTGTTGTGTGTTCTATTCTCCATTCTTCTTTCGTAATCTTAAAATCAGGGTCGGACCATTTTTCAACCACCGCCTGCTTTGTATCGCAGGGTATGATCACCCGTCCCAGATCTATCCAATCTTCATACGTAACCGGAGCTTTATTTATCTTATCATTCATAAATTAAAAAGTGGGCGTTTCCACTCTCGCTTCGACGCCCACTACCTAGGATACTATAAATTCAAAGATTTTTTAGTTTCTTCTTGAACTTCAGGTTTTGCTTGGATCTCACCCTTACCTACAGAATCTGCAAAAGATTTTGCCATATCATAGATAGCTTTATCTGTGACTGGTCCTACTTTTGATACATCCCAACCAAACCATGTTCCTTTGTCATTAGACATCTGAACAGTAGATAGATTATAAATGTGGCTGTAAGTTGGCGGAGTAAACAAACCATTTT